AGCTACCGATAACGGAACAGGATCTGTAATTACAGTCGCAGTAAATGCCGCAGGTTCAAACTATGCTGTAAACGATATTATTCAAATATCTGGAGGCGGTGCTAACTGCCGTCTTTATGTTACATCAACTACTACAGCAGGTGGTGTTACAGGAGTAGCATTTAAAAATAGTGGATCAGGTTATGCTACATCAACAGGTACAGCAACTACAACAGTATCTGGATCAGGATCGGGATGCACAATCAACGTAACTGCTATAGGAAGAACAGGATTAGTTACAACAGTAATTAACCACTTTTTAGAAAGAGGTGATTCAGTTACTATTGCAGGATCTTCTGTAGCAGGGTGGAATGGAACTTATACAATTTTAAGTGTTGATACCAACACTACTTTTACTATAGCAAGTACAGCAACAGCTTCTTTAACTGCTACTAGTTCTACAGGTACATCTCTTATTGTAGACCCAACTAAAAACTGGGATACTAATGAGCATTTAGGAAAATTCTTAATAGCTATTTCAGGTGGGTCAATTACCCCTACTATGCAAATAAGAAGAATTGCATCTAATACAGCTACCACAATTACTCCTGTTTTAGCATTTTCAGCTTTTACTCCAGCAAATGGAACAACAAGATACTGTATTGTTGACCCTTCATCTTTTGGACAAGATAATAAGTTTTGGGCAGATGATCAAGTAGGTTATGGATACCCAACTAGCGGAACTACAACTTCTATTACAGATACAACTAAAAACTGGATTAGAGGTACATGGGTAGGTCACGTTGTAAGAATTACAGCAGGTACAGGACTTGGAAATGAGTTAACTATTACCGCTAACAATAATAACACAATTACATTTACTGCAGCAACATTTACCCCAGATACCACTACTCGTTATGAAATAATGGATAGTTTTGGAACAGCAACTTCTGGAAGTACAACTACTCTTGTTGATACAGCTAAAAACTGGGTCACTAACCAATGGGTTAACAAACGTCTAAGATTTGTTGGAGGAGCAGCAGTTACAAATGAAGTTACTATTACAAGTAACACTTCTAATACCTTAACTTTTGCTACAACTACTGCTGTAGATAATTCAACTAACTATGTTATTTATGGTAAAAGTCCTGACGGTGCAGGTATGACTCTAAAATGGATGTGGGGAAATGGTAATCATAAGTATCTATTTAATGCAAGGGGTAGTGCAACGACACTCGTAAATTTGTTTAATATTACTACTGGTAAGTATGATTTTAATATGGGGATATCAGGTCAAGGTGAAGTATTTACCACAGGATCTATGTGGGCTTATGACGGAGGAAATAGAATCTATGCTCAAAAGGATTCTACGGGACGTATATTCTACTTTGACATGGTTAAAAGAGAGATGGTTAACTCTGGTACTGTTCCTTTTGGTATGTCTACAGCATTTGTAGGGAACAGAATGGAGATAATTAAAACTGAGGATGGTTTGAAGTATCTTTATGTTGCAAGACATAATGCTACAGAAATGTGGAGAACTTTAATATTCTGGTAAACGATAAATTATGAAAAAATACTCTTACGTAGAATTGGAAAACAAGTTCAAAGAACTTGGATACGAGTGGCCACTATTCCATATCATTGGAGTTCGTTCAAAAGCTAACGAAAAAAACAAGTTTGATGATCGTTTCTACTTGATTAAAGGCCCAATAATGTATGAGTTTACAGGAACAACTAATCCTGGGACTCACTGGCTTAAAAATTTACTGAATCCTAAGGGAACTGCAGTCCTTAAGCCAGGGCAGTATATAGATGCTTACCAATTAGGGTTACACCAAGGTAAGTATGAAGCTTTAGTACAACGTAAACCTGTAACTGTATACCGTGATGGAGATAAAGATGATACTGCTGAGGAGCAAGGTAAGGAAGATACAGGCCTATTTGGTATTAACATTCATCGTGCTAATCCATCAGCTATTTCTAAATTTATAGATAAATGGTCTGCAGGTTGCCAAGTGTTAGACAATCCCGAACAGTTCAAAACATTGATTAGCTCTTGTAAGACATCGGGTAGAAAAGCATTTACTTACACATTACTAAGAGAATTCTAATGCTAAAATGGATAAAGTCAATGTTCTCTGCTGAAGGAGATGTAAGTTACAAAAGAGTTGGGTCATTCCTAGCTCTTTTGACATGCTTAGTCATTGCACACGTGTCTACGTTTACAATTTATGTATGTCCTGAGTTCATTTATGACGGCTTACTAATACTTTCAGGAGCAGGAATGGGATTCACAGCTGTAGAAAACGTATCAAAAGTATTCGGAAAACCAAAATCAAATGAACAGTCAGAATAATAAAGCAATTTCTTGGCAAGGCATAGCATTTATAGCTTGTGCAGTCTTAACAGTCATAGTTCTTGGACTAGTTTCACAATTACAGGCTAGTAAAGAAGCCAAATCTAAAGCAGATGCTAGATTAAAAGTGATATCAGATTTGTATGAGCTCAAGATTGACTCAATACAAACAATGCACATTGTAGATAGCCTAGCTTATCACGATAGTATCAACAAATACAAGGTGCTTGCAAATGCAAACCTAATCATTAACATAAAAAAAGACAGAGATGAAGTCATTGGTCGTATTTCTAGTGCTGATAACAATGAACGTGATCAGCTATGGGCAACTTACTCCCCAAAGAATTAATTACAACAGCCAAGCTGGAGTATTCTTTACAACTAAGCAAGAAGAGATTCTACTAAAAGCATTGGTAGACTTAGATGCTTGTAAGAAAAGTGAATTCCTGCTAAACCAAAACGTTAATTCTTATGAAATAAGAGTAAGAGATAAAGACTTGGCTATCAAGACGTTAACTGACTCATATGTTAAATGTCAGAATTCAAATAAAATAAACCTTGAAAAGATTGGGACACTACAGCTAGATGTCGACAACTTAAATCTTGAGCTTGATAATACGAAAGAAGAGTTACGAACTTACAAAGCTTCGACGGGAATATTTGTGCTAACAACCTCTGTATTCATTGCTACTACTATAGTTGCAGTGTTTAAATAAAAAGTTTGCTTATATAAGACTATTTGTTATACATTTGCACAAAGCAAATCAAAACAAATGGAAAAATTAAATTTCGAACCAACACGTGACTGGTTGGTAGTCCCAAAGCCGGACAAAAAAGTAACAGATGCAGGTATCATCTTATCAGATCGTTCAGCATCACAATTACGTTCTAACGTACTTCCAGTATTAGCTGCAGGCCCAGATTGCAAATGCAAAGTTGGGGATGTAGTTTACATTCATCCGTCTAGTGATGGAGTAATCGTTGAGTTAAACGATTCAGAGTACGTTATGATTAACGAATCAATGGCAGTTCTTGGAATAGTAAAATGACAGGAACAGTTACAATGACCATAGAAGACTATGAGACATTGAAACTAGGTGCCCAAGCCTCAAAAATAGAAAGAACAGGATTACTGAAAGCTGCAAAAGAGCTTGAGGTATTCCTGACTTTCTTGATTACAAGAGAAAACATTGACGAGCATCTAGACGAATTCAACTCATACTCCACAACGTGCAAGGTTCGTATCGTTGATGGTCGAGCTAAGATTGAGCTTTTAGATAACGGAAAACAAATAGAAGAAGATGAGGAAGATTAACATCAAAACAAACAACACTCTTAAATTCCTCCAAGTGTTTAACGGAATTCTAGAACTAACAGACACAGAGCTGAGAGTTCTGGCTAATTTGATTGACTTAAGTGAAACTGTAAACCTATGCTCTCCTGCTAACAAAAAGAAAGTAGCAGATGCAATGGAGATTAAGGATCACAACACGTTAAATAATTACGTTAAACGATTGAAGGATAAGAAAGCTATCGTACAGACAGCAAATGGATATGCCTTGGCTCCACTACTTAAGAAAGAACCAGTGCAAATCAACATACTTCCACAATGATTACACTAAACTCAAACAAAGTAATTACATACTTTTACATGGAGGGTATGTGTTTATCAGTTGTGCAGGATGGAAAAGGTAACGTAGTATTATTGCAATTAACAGAAGTTCCAAATGAGTAAATTACCATCAAGACTTAAAATGCTGGCTAACTTTACAGTAGCAGTAATCAAGCATGCAGCTTCAGGAATGAAACCTGTGACTGAAGCACAATTTTTAGAAAGAATGGATGCATGCAACACATGCCCAAACTTAGTTTTAGACGAAAAAAAAGACGGACGTTGTAGTCTGTGTGGCTGTTGGGTAGAAGCTAAAGGAGCTTGGCAAAGCCAGAACTGCCCAGACACACCATCTAGATGGCCAAGAATTAAAGTTGGGGAAAATGGGAAACGTTTAAAATTGAAAGATGAAAGAAAAGACGATAATACAGAAGCTGGCAACTAAGTACAATCTTCCTCTTAACAAAGTTGAAGATATGGTGTACCATCAGTTCAAGTATGCTGCTAAGATTATCAAACTTGGTGATTTTGAAACAATTAGGCTCCCATATTTTGGAAAATTTCATGCAAAGAAGTCTAGAATTGCCCACATAAACGAACTAAAAAGAAGGAAGAATGAAAGACTTGCTAACGGTAAATAATAACATGGTCATACCATCAGTGTATGCCCTGACCATACCTGAATTCGAAAAGCTATCCATCAAAGAGCTAAGCTTTATCTACTTCTTTGTGGACCATAGATCTAGTTATGCAGCATATGACGATGAAGAACGTCAAGAAGTTTTAATGAAAGACTTAGGGGTGAAGATAACCCCTAAATTAACAGCCGGAGTAGACAAATACAAGGAACTATCTGACACTCATGCTACTAAACTTCTTAAATCTGCACGTTTGTCTGTGAACAAACTAGAGAACTACTTTAAAACAATTGATCTCACAGCTCTAGACGACAATGGCAAGCTTTTGTATCAGGCAAAGGATCTTCTATCAAACCTGTCAAAGGTTGGAGAGGTAATCGAAGGCCTAGATAGACTAGAAGAATTGATTCAAAAGCAACAAGCCAAGGATAGTCCAAACAGAGCAGGAGTAAAAACTAATAAGTACAGTGAGTAAGCTTAAAGACACACATTTATTTGCCCCAGCTGCAGCTCATTACATTGAGTACGGCTTTTATACTGATGCTCTCCCAGGTACAAAGCAGTACTACGAGTATTGGGATGAAGAGCAACATAGATGCATGCATGGGTATGAAGTTAATGGGGTAAAAATTTCTGGGTTTCACTACTTTTACCTAAATTATTGTCCAATAGATAGGATTATAGATGAAGAACAACCTGATGGTGAAATTATCTCACGACGTGATAGAAGCTTCCCAGCATTTTATGACGGTGACTTCGAATACTTTAACTCGGTTGACAGAGCACGTAGGGAAAACAAACATCTTGTGGTACTCAAAGCTCGTCGAAAAGGATTCTCCTACAAAGCTGCAGCTATGCTTTGCCGTAACTACTTCCATATTAGGAATTCTAAGAATTTTGTATTTGCTTCTGACAAGCAATACTTAACTGGAGATGGAATGCTGTCAAAAGCTTGGGACATTGTCTCATTCATAGATGATAACACAGCTTGGACTCAGCCTCGACTTATCGACCGAGAAATGCACAAGCAATCTGGGTACAAAAAGAATGTAAACGGAGCCGACGTAACTTTAGGGTTTAAATCACAAATTATTGGTGTCAGCTTGAAAGATGATCCAGATAAAATCCGTGGTAAAGCAGGAGAATTAATTTTCTTTGAAGAAGCAGGATCTTTTGCAGGACTCTTAAAAGCTTGGGAAGTAGCAATGCCTACAATGAGGCAGGGTTCTAAAACACTTGGGACAATGATTGCATTTGGAACAGGTGGAGAGGAAGGTCCTGGCTTTGAAGGTATGGAAGAATTGTTCTATCACCCCGAAGCTTATGACTGCCTTGGTTTTGAAAACGATTGGGATGCTGGGGCTATGGGGACTACGTGTGGTTACTTCGTTCCTATCTACAAAAACTTAGATGGATTTATTGACGAGAATGGTAACAGCTTAATTGACGAAGCAATAGCTTACGAAGAAGCTCAAAGGGAAAAGAAAAAGAAAGGTAACGACCCAAAAGCTTTTGACCAGTACATTGCTGAGATGCCATTTACTCCACAAGAGGCTACACTTCAAGTTACTGCAAATACCTTTGACGTATCATCTTTGAAAGAACAGTACAACAGAGTAATTGCTAACGATCTTCAGAAAATTGGGGTAGCAGGTGAGATGTACTACGATAGTAAAGGTAAAGTTAGTTTCAGACCTGACTTCAACCTTAAACCTATTGTTAAATTCCCACATAGAAAGGATGACAATTTAACCGGGGCCATAGTTATCTACGAACCTCCATTTAAAACAGAGATAGAAGATATCACCCCAAAGAACTTATACATAATTTGCCATGACCCATATGCACAAGGAAAGTCAGCATCAGCTACATCTCTCGGTGCTGCTTATGTTATCAAAGTCCCGAACAACATTTCTAAGCCTGATGATATCATTGTGGCTTCGTATGTCGGAAGGCCTCAGACCCAAGATGACTACAATAGAAATCTATTTATGCTGGCTGAATACTACAATGCAAAGATTGGATTTGAGAATGACCGAGGAGAAGTTATTGCCTATGCAAAACGATTTAGAAAAATGCATATGCTACAGGAAGAGTTCGAAATGCTGGATAAGAGAGATCTTAGAAGCAAGACAGTAAAACGACAGTACGGTATGCACATGACTGAGCAACGTAAAGCTCAAGGTGAATTGTACATCAGAGACTGGTTAGTTAGTGGTAGAGGGGTAAACGAAGATGGGGACGTAACTCTCAATATGCACAAGATTTATGACCCAGCACTTTTATTAGAGTTAATCAAATTTAACAGGCAGGGCAACTTTGACCGTGCCATGGCATTCATGATTGGGATGTATCACACACGAGAGTTATACAATAAGGAACTTAAGTTTGATGACCACGACAATTCAAAAAATGACTGGTTTGACAAAAACTACGGTTAATACTGAGTGAGATATAATAAATAATCAACTAAAAATCATTATCTTTATACCCGTAAGTAAAACGACACTAATTTTGTATTAATGTACGGACAAGCCCATATCCCAAAACAACGAATCCCATTGTCTCAAAAAAATGAGGCTTGGCAGAAATCATGTGTAGATGCATTTATCAATCTTTCTAAGTTTGGTATTAGTGAACGTCGTACATATCTTAAATCTCTTTACGATTATTACAATGGTGTAATTGATGAAGAAGATTACAACTACGTACTTAAACCTTACGGAAAGACTAGAAAGAATTTCCCGTCAAAGCTACGTAACTATCCTATCATCAAACCAGTTATCGATTTATTGTTAGGAGAAAAATCTAAACGTCCATTAGAGTTTACTGTTACGGTGCAAAACTCTGATTCGATTAGCATCAAAGAAGAGACACTTAAGCAATTAATGCTTACAAACATTAAAGCAAAGTTCTTAAGTGAATTAGCTAAGCAAGGGCAATTACCTGAAGGAATGGAGGCTGAAGAGCCGCCACTCCCAAAGCAAATACAAGAAGAATTCAATAGAAGTTATGTAGACTCTAGAGCAATCAGAGGGCAGGCTGCTCTAAACTACATTATGTACTTCACAGAGTTTTACGACAAATTACAAAAGCAATTTTTCCACTTCTTAGTAACTGGAGAATGCTACTCACACAAAGGAGTACGTCGTAACGAACCTTTCTACGAAGTTATCAATCCATTAGATGTCGACTTTGATAAAGATCCAGACATTGACTTCGTAGAAGATGGTGACTGGGCTATTCTTAGAAAGTATGCACATGCTTCTACAATCATAGATAATCTCGGAGACTATCTAACTGAT